CGACCGGACAACCCGCAAGGCCCCGGTTCCCGCGCACCCGACTACCTCGACCAACGCTGAAGCCCCACGCAACGCGGATCGGCCCCGACAGGGCAACCCGTGAACGCGACTGCATGGGCAACCGGATGCTGGCGGTCACTCAAGAACCCCCTCCAACATCATAGGTGATCCCATGGCTGCTACAGCCTTTCAGATTCAGTATCGACAGGAGTTCATCTCCGCGTTCGAACAGCGCCAGTCTCTCCTGTCCGCCACGGTGACGCGCGAAGCCGTCATCAAGGGCAACCAGGCGACCTTCCTCGTCGCCGGATCGGGTGCGGCCTCTGCCGTCACTCGCGGCGTCAACGGCCTCATCCCGGCCCGCAACGACGACCTGAACCAGCTTACCGCGACCTTGGTCGAGTGGCATGATCTTGTGCAGCGCACGGGCTTCAACCTGTTCGCCTCGCAGGGCGACGGTCGTCGCATCATGCAGGAAACCACGATGGGCGTCATCAATCGCAAGATGGACCAGGACATCCTGGCCGAGCTTGCGAACGGCACCCAGGACGCGGGCGCTGCTGCCACCCTGTCGCTTTCCAAGGTCATGCACGCGGTTGCCATTCTCGGCAACGCCGACGTGATGGTCACGGAAGAGGACAAGATGTTCGGCGTGATCAGCCCCGCCGGGTATGCGTACTTGATGCAAACCAAGGAATTTGCTTCGGCTGACTACGTCGAGGTGAAGCCCTTCGCTGGTCCGATCCGCACGTTCCGGCGCTGGGCCGGCATCAACTGGATCATGCATCCTAACCTGAGTGGTGCCGCTGGCGCTGCGGAGCTTTGCTACATCTACCATCGCGATGCCATCGGTCAGGCCGTCAATACTGGCGACATGGACATGGCAGTCGGCGTGGACGAGGAGCAGAACTACTCCTACGCGCGGTGCAGCGTGTTCATGGGATCGAAGATCCTCCAGAACACCGGCATCGTGAAGATCACGCATGATGGATCTGGCTACGCCGCCACGTAATGACGGGGGGCTAGTCCCCCTGTTTCTTCCTTTCCATTCAAACTAGGAGGCCATTATGGCTTATTCGACTTCTGCCCCTCCGATGCTCGTCGCGCAGGGGATCGGTGGCTACGGCAAGCTGTGGATGTACGTCACTGCGGCTGACGCCGCTGGCGCTATCGACGCTTCCGACTTCGTCACCAACGGCTCGGCCCTCGGCCTGTCCGTGTCTGACTCGTTCATCGTCGTGGATACCGCCACGCCGCTGACGACCTTCCACCGCGTCGAGTCCGTGACCGCTGGCGGCGCTGCCGACATCGCGCTCGGGACTACAGTGGGTAGCGCGACGACAGGCGACTGAGAATAATATCCTACGGCGGGGGGCTTCGGCTCCCCGTTTTCCTTTCTCCAACCTGGGTGATCCATGGCTGAAGCTGCCATTGCTGCCGACATGTCTGCCGTTGTTACGCCGGTTCCGGTTCCGGTAAAGCCGCTGCCGAGGATGCTGCATCCTGCCCGTTTTTCGCAGGCGACCTATGCGACCAACCGCTGGTCGGTGACGTATGACCTGACTGTCCCCTATGACAGGATGTTTGAACCTGACTTCTGGTCGCACATCGCCAACAAGCTGCGCATCGGGGATATCATCGAAGTCCATGCGGAAGACACGTCGTGGTTCGCGGAAGTTTACGTGGTTGCGGCCCATCGGCTTTCGGCCAAGGTTGTCCTTCTGCGCCGGGTTGATCTGGCTCCTGCGGCGGAAGTCGCTGCGACCGCATCGCCCCTGACGGTGAAGTATCGCGGTCCCCATGCTCGCTACTGCGTCATGCGCGGCGAGAGCGTGGTGGGCGAGAAGTTCCAGACGGAAGCCGAGGCGATGGTTGAACTCGCCAAGCTCCGCAACGCCTTCGCGTAAGGGCTAAGACATGGCGTCGAAACTCTCGATCTATTCCGGCGCTCTCAGGGCGCTGGGCGAACGACGCCTGTCGTCCCTCACTGAAGACCGTGCGTCCCGCCGTGAGTTGGACGACGCCTACGATGATGTCGTGGCGAACAGCCTTGAGGCGGGTTACTGGAACTTCGCCATGAGGACGGTGGAACTGGAGCCGGCCACGGGCGCGGAGCCTGAGTTCGGCTACTCGTATGCGTATGAGAAGCCGACCGATTGGGTTCGCACGTTCAACATCTCTGCCGACGAGCGGTTCTCGACTCCCCTCGATGATTACAACGACGAGGGGTCGTTCCTGTTCTGCGACGTAGAGCCTCTGTATCTACGGTACGTCTCAAATGATGCTGATTTCGGTGCCAATTTAAGCATCTGGCCGCGCTCCTTCGTGACGCTGGTCGAGACGGCGTTGGCCCATGCCATCGTGCTGAACGTGACGGGTTCGTCCGAGAAGTGGGACATGCTCGACAAGCGGCTTCGGCGCGAGCGGATGAATGCCCGCGCCAAGGATGCGATGAACGAGCCGGCCGGGCGTATGCCGGAAGGGACGTGGGTTCGCTCGCGCGACGGTGGCCTTCGCATTCGTAGCCGCTGGAACGGACGCTTTAGCTGATGCCGAAACAGAATATTGGACAGCACGCGTTCAACAGGGGGACCGTCTCAGTCCTGGCACTTGCACGGACTGACGTTGACCGCCTTCGGCTAAGTGCGGAGACGCAGACGAACTGGATGCCGCGCACGCTCGGCCCGATGATGCTGCGGCCGGGTCTGGGCTACAAGGCAAGCACGTACAACGACGCCAAGGCGCGGGTGATCCCGTTCGTGTTCTCGGCATCGGACTATGCGGCGCTGGAGTTCAGCGATGGCGCACTGCGGGTTCTGGTGGGCGACACGCCGATCACGCGGGTGAATGTCTCCTCGTCCATTCAGAACTTCACTTCGGCCCCGTCATGGACGCTTGCGTCGTCTGGTGGCGGGTCGTCTACGATCTCGTCTGACAAGCTGACGTTGAACCTTGTGGCTCAAGGCGGGACGGCAACGGCCACGCAACTTGGTTCACTGGGCATCGGCAACAGCGGGGTAGAGCACGCCATTCGCATCGTGGTCGAGCGCGGGCCTGTCCGGTTCCGCGTAGGCACCACGTCGGGCGGCGACGACTACATCACGACAACCTCGCTCGATACCGGCACGCATAGCCTCGCTTTCACGCCCACGGCAGCCTTCTATGTTCAGTTTGAGGGCCTGTCGCGCATCAACAAGATTGTGTCGTCCTGCACGCTTGAGGCGGCGGGCGTCATGGTTCTAGCGACACCTTACGACGAATCGGACCTGACGCTTCTGCGCACCGATCAGTCTGCGGACGTTGTCTACATCGCCTGCACCGGACATCAGCAGCGCAAGATTGAACGGCGCGCCACGCGGTCGTGGTCGTTCGTGGAATACAAGACGGAAGATGGGCCGTTCAATTTCAACGCCGACACGTCTGTCAGCCTGACGCCGGGGGCGGTATCGGGTAACACAACATTAACGGCAAGCCGGCCAACGTTTCGCTCCACGCATGTCGGGGCCTTGTTTGAACTGACGCACACGGGTCAGGTCGGGACTGGTACGCTGGTGGCGAATGACACCTACAGCACGACGATCCGCGTCAATGGCGTCGATGCTGGCCGTGTCTTTTCCTACACCATAAGCGGGACGTGGACGGGGACGCTGACGGTCCAGAGGTCGTTCGATAGCGAGACGACCGGCTTCACCGATGTGACGACCCACACGGGCAACATCTCAACAAGTTACGACGACACCCTCGACAACTCCATTGTCTGGTATCGCATCGGGTTCAAGGCGGCGGCTTATGGGTCTGGCACCGCTGCTGTACAGTTGAACTTTCCCGGCGGTTCTGGCACGGGGGTCTGCCGTGTTCTGACGTTCAGTTCTTCCACGTCGGTTAGTGTCGAGGTGCTAGACAACTTCTCCAACGGGACCGCCACCTTTGAATGGCGTGAAGGTGCATGGTCTAGCCGGCGCGGCTGGCCGTCTTCCGTCAAGCTTCATGAGGGGCGGCTGTGGTGGGCGGGTAATGACCGGATCTGGGGATCTGGCTCCGACGACTACACCTCCTACAACGACAGCGAAGAGGGCGATGCAGCGCCGATTGACAGGTCCATCGGGCAGGGTCCGATTGCCACCATCAACTGGCTTGCGTCAACGGAACGCCTGATCGCGGGAGCGGACGGGTCCATCATCCAGGCCAAGTCGTCCAGCTTCGATGAGCCGCTGACGCCGACGAACTTCAATATCAAGCAGTTCTCTACGCAGGGTTCGGCGGCACTGGAGGCAGTCAAGGTCGATACGCGCGTGATGTACGTGCAGGCGAGCAACCGCCGCATCTATCAGGTTGTGTTCGACATCAACATCCAGAGTTACAAGACCGCCGACATGACGCGGTTGAACGAGGAGATCGGCCTGCCGGGCTTCGTGGACATCGCAGTCCAGCGCCAGCCCGACACGGCCATTCACTTCGTGCGGGCAGACGGCAAGGTGGCTGTGCTGCTCTACGACGCGGACGATGGCGTCGAGGCGTGGTGGCTGGTCGAGACGGACGGCGTGATCGAGGCGGCTTATGTCCTGCCCGGCACGCTGGAAGACAATGTCTACTACGTGGTCAAGCGCACCATCAACGGGCAGACCAAGCGGTATCATGAGAAGTGGGCGCGCATTGACGAGTGCGAGGGCGGCACGCTGAACAAGCAGGCCGACAGCTTCATCGTCTATTCCGGCGTGGCAACGTCAACCATCACGGGCCTCGACCATCTTGAGGGCGAGCAGGTCGTGGTGTGGGCGGATGGGGTGGACCTGTCGCCGGGGCGGGCCACACAGACAACGTATACGGTCACGGGTGGTTCCATCACACTCGGTACTACAGTGACAAACGCGGTTGTGGGCTTGCCCTACACGGCGACGTTCAAGAGCGCCAAGCTCGCCTATGCAGCGGCTGGTGGCACGGCGTTGTCGCAGTCCAAGCGCCTCGACCATCTCGGCCTCATCCTCGCCAAGACGCACCAGGACGGCCTGTACTACGGCGCAGAGGCCGACACGATCTGGCCGCTGCCGAATGTCGAGGGTGCCGAGGACGTGTCTGACACGCGCGTCTGGGACCACTACGACGAGGGCATGATCGAGATGCCGGGCATCTGGACGACCGACGCCCGGCTGCATCTGTTCGGTTATTCGCCCAGGCCCGTGACGGTCATGGCCGCAATCATCGCAATCACCACGTCAGGCTAAAGGGGCCATCATGTCAAAGTCAAACGCGCTTGAAAACGCGCTGCTTCTGCTTGTCTTCAACGCGACGACCTTTGACGGGATCGCCGAGAACGACACCACGTCGCCCAACACGGCGCTGTTCGTCAGCCTCCACACGGGTGATCCTGGCGAGGCTGGCACGCAGGCGACCAGTGAGGCGGCATATGGGTCGTATGCCCGTGTGTCTGTCGCGCGGTCTGGTGTCGGCTGGACGGTCACAGGCAACACCGTGGTCAATGCCGCGCTGGTGCAGTTTCCGCAGTGCACGTCAGGCTCCGAGACGATCACCCACGTCGGTGTCGGCTTGGCTACGTCAGGCTCGACCACGCTGCTCTACAAGGGTGCGCTGTCTGCCTCGCTTGCCGTATCGTCGGGCATCCAGCCGCAGTTCGCCGCTTCGGCCTTGTCAATAGCTGAAGATTGACGGGGAACTGCGGCTGAATGGCTGGCTTCAAGAACATCCGCGCATATGTCGATGCGGGCCTTAGCGGAGCCGAGCACT